CAGCCTTGTCCGAATGCGAATCGTACTCTCTGGCGCGTGATATCGGGGTTAGAGCCATCCTTCCAAGTCTCGAACTCGGGACGTACACGCCAGAAGAACATAAGCTCGTTCATGTCCGACTTGGGATCGCCAAGTAGGAAGTAAACGTTGGCAGCCGTCAGATAGTCATAGATCTCGTACTCGAACTTGCCCTGAAGGAAGTTCTTGTCATTGAGAGCCGTACCAGTCTTCAGATCGCTCTTCAGCAGGGTCCAAACCGTCTTTTCATCAGCGGGCCGAATAACCAGCTTCTGAATGTAAGTCGGATAGAGTTCGCCATCCTCACCGGTCATTGCGCGAGCATTAAGCTGGGCAGTGAACAGGGAGGTGTCGGTGATGCCACCAGTCGCCTCAAGGTTCGACCAAGTACCAGCCTCGGGGTTGGCATTAGGACGACCAGAGTCAATCAGGAAGCAACCGTCGTCGCACAGGAAAGGCGCACGGCTGTTACCGTCAACGTAGATACCACGGTTGAGAACGTCGGCGTTCGCGTATTCAATTGTCATTTTGGCGTTATGCGCCAGATCGGCCTGAAGACCGCGAGCAACACCGATATCATCAACTTCGGTAAGCGTCTTTTCGATCGCTACGCCACGCCGATAGTTGAACGTGTTGACCGTGAATCCGAATCCCTCACCACGGGTAGCGTAGGGGATGTCGTCTGCGTCACGGTTCTGAGGAACAAGACCACCCATGCCACGATAGGTCTGGTAGGTCGCGCTCTCTCGCTGTAGGGTTTCGTCACGGAAGTACTTGGCGCCCTGCATGGGCGTCTCGAAAGTCCGCTTCCAAACCTTATCCAATCCACGGGCAAGTGCGGCTGCAAAAGCCTCCTGTGTGTGGATATCGCTCGAAGTACCCTGAATGGCACTCTTTGCGCTCTTTGCATTGCTAATATTCATTTGTCTCCTTTAGGAAGCGAACAAAGTGCCGATCAGCTTAACCCATACTCTGGGATAGCGAGCGACAACGTTGACGTTAAACGGGTCCCAGTTGGCCTGTACGTCCTGTACGACAAACAGAGGCTTCGTGGTATTGTCGATATCGACACCCCAGATTCCAGCGCCATCAACGGTAACGCCGCTGGTAGCCTGTGCGCCAAGAGCATAACCGGCCTTCTTGGTTCCGATCAGTGCGGCAAACAGCGCCTGAGTGGCATAGATGGGCTCGGTGGAGGTTCCACCAAGGATCTGGCACTCAAACACGGTGTTGCGGGTAATCTCCTGAACCGCAACGTCCACAGTGCCGGCAACCAGATGGTCTTCAAGTGCAACGAAAACCTTGGGGCTAGCAGCGGCAACGGCGTCAGTATCAAGCGCGGCAGCAGCCGAGCTAGTATCAAGGGCCGGAGTTACAAGACCCGAAGAAAGCACCAGAAGTGCGCCCTTCTGCCACAGCTGCGTGGCGTGGGACTTATATACGCCCTTAGTGATAGGACCGCCGCCCTTAACGATGCGGGGAGCTACCGTAATGGCCAAATAAGTACTCATTACTCATCTCCTACAATGGGCGATTTAACTTTCTTTGCGTTCAGGATGCTACCCTTGTCTTTGACAAGTCGCCCAATAGTGTTCACACTACTCTCGCTCTCCTGAGCACATTTTCTCTCGAAGTCTTCTCGTGGCATCCGACAGAGAATATCGCCGCCATCCTTTACTACCTGCTCCCCAGCCTTTACTACTTCCATGTTTTTTGCTGCAAGAGTTTCCTGAGTGATTCCACCCTCCTGCCAAACGTGTACGAAATCGGGATCATCCTTATCGTACTTGTTCGAAGTGGCGGCTCTCACATCTACATAAGTCGCTTTAACAGAGACTTCCGGTGCTGATTTGCGTTTCATCATTAGTCCTTATTGTCGAATCGGTCATATCCAATCTTGCTCATCCAGTAGTTGATAGCCTTCTCTTCGGCTGAATCCTTATCGGATGATTTGTTTCTTACGATTCTCCTACCATTGCCCATTGGACCTTGGTAGTTATCCTCTTCCTCTTCCTTCTCTACCTTCCTGCCAGTCTGCTTCTTAGCAATAACCGCAAGATGAGAGTCTGAGAAGTCACGATAGTCGGGATCTTGTTTGAGTTCAGCGATCTTGTCACGCATCGTCCGTACTGACGGATCTACGCTTTCGATCCTACTGATAAACGCCTTATCACGAGCATCTACCATCTCCGCAACTCCATAAAGAAGCTGCTTCATGGCCTGAGCGATGTTCTTGGGGTCGTCTAGGAGCTTTTCCTGAACTGATTCATCGTCAAGAAACGCGAATGGATTTGAAGGAGTCTTCTTCTCGCCATCCTTGCCTGACATCTGGATCACGGTATTGACCTGAGTTTGAAGTGCTTCCACTTGTCGCTTTAGATCAGCGCGTTCCTGACTGGCCTTGGTGTAAGCGGCTTGGGTGTCCTTATACCGCTTTGCGAGAATCTTGGGATCTTGCTCTTCTGCACCATTTTCCGAGTCGGTGGAGTCGTCTTCACGATCTTCGACCTCGGTATCAAGATCGTCGAGTTCCTCTTCGGAAGTACGATCTTCATTATCTGCTGTCATTTATATCTCCTGTTTACTCGACGCTAGATGAGCCGTCAAGTTCTTTTTGTAGTTCTTCTTGTGCCTTTAGCACTTCATCGTGCAACTGTACGACCTTTCTAAGACCGATGATTATGCCTCTGCTTTGATCTTCGCCCTTGATTAGCCGTTCAATTGCTCTATTCTCTTCTCCGCTTAGAAGTGGATAGAATAAATCTATTGCGATGTCCTGTTCCATCCAGTTTCTTAGATCTGATAGCTGTCCCAGATTCAGATCGGTTATGTTCACTGCTGGCCCCCCATCATGGCCCCTAGGGCACCCGCCTGGTCGTTACCAACTACTTCCCCTGATGTCTGATTTCCAGAAGGTGAGGCGGGCGGTGCGCTACCGGCTTGTGCTCCGGCCATCTGCTTAGTCTCGTCAATATGCTGCTGTATAAGCTGAGTATTGATCGCTCGCTGATCTCCGCTGTCCTCAAGACCCTGCCACCGAATCTTTTCAGCTTCATGTACCCTCAAGTGTACGGAGTGGTTCTGACCCTGTTGTGGGCGGATATACGTGCCAGTATTGAGCATGGCGTCATTCTCGTGATGCGCCATAGCCTCTGCGTCTACACCCTGTGGAGGAAGTATGATCTTCGAAGAGTCTAGCTTGTTGAAGTCTAGAAGCTGCTTCATAAGTTCACCAGCGTCCGTGGTGTGGGTAGGAGACTGCTGAAAGTAGGGTACAGAGCCGAATATCTGGATGATCTGGGATAGCTTCTGGGCCTTAACTAGATCCTCTTCGTACTCGTCGATGATGTCTACCGTAACGTCGTACTCGCCAGAGATAGCCTTTGGATTGACGCGGTACTTCTTCTCGGAGTCTGCGATCTGGATTACCTGATCGGGTAGACCGAACGCCTGCCAGTAGGTAAGGTACTTGTCGGCCATCCAAGGAAGCATCTGATCTAGGATGTAGCCGATCTGGAACATATGTGGCTGCTTAGTGTTCTGTGCCACCCCAATGAACTCAGAGGCGCTTGTACGGGCACCAGCGTACTCTCCCATCATGCTGGGATCGGTTGCTAGGGCCTGTTTGGCCTCAGTCTGGATCTGGTTGCGAAGGTTGAACGTCTGGATCGTGTTGTCGCGGATCTCGAACTGTTTTACGGCGTCGTGACGATTGACGTGCCAGCGTTGGCCCTTCTTGAACGTGAAGTCACGGATTCGGTGCTCGCCATCAATTATAGTCATGGGCGGATCATTGACCGTGCCCATATTGTCGATGGCCAGATTCAGTAGCGTGCAGTCTACAGAGTAGTGAGAGCGGATGATCTCGGCGTTGGTCGTGTGATATAGGCAGTCGTAACTGTCTGGATTGCAGTGGATCATCTTAGCGGGCATCTCGCCATCTGGATCGTAATTCTCGATCACCCGCATGATCTTGCCATCTAGGATCGTGTTGCCAATGATGGTCATAATCACGATCTGCGGAGGATTCTTCTCGTCCCAGTTGCTGCCCTTAATGGGTGCGCGCATGAAGATATCCCACTGAAGGAACTGTCCAGTACCGGAAGGGTTGTACATCTCTCCACGGTTCAGAGCCTCTTCCTTCTTGGAATTGGTGCCATAGGTGCCATTCCACTCATCGTCCTTGGTCAACTTCTCGTATTCCTTCTTGTCGAACCATCCGTCTGCCACATCGCCATAGATGTTGGAGCGGTTACGTAGAGTAAGTAGAACGATGCAGTTCTGACCTTCGAAGTCTGGAATCCAGCGATCCGCGTACACCATGTCTAGGTGGGGGAATACCACTGTGGGATAGTTGTCTTTGACCGTATTAACCCGCGTGGTCTTCTCTCCGGTGATCTTGGTGATCGGAAGCCCATCTTGGTCCTGTCCAACCTCTTCTATGATAGGTGTAGTCACCTGCTCGGTGGCATAGGTGCGCTTCTGCTGGATGAACATAGGAACATTGGAGTACTTGTATAGGGATACGGCGAACTCTGGAAGGCGACGGTCAAACTGATCCTGCTTTCTGGTCCAGCGAGACAGCGCCATGGCCTGATTGGCACGGTCTAGGCCGTCGTCCATAGATCCGGCAACTCCGTCCGTGGACATGGTGTTGTACTTCCACAGATCAGGACGCGACTTCATTACCGATACAAGCTGGGCTGACATCTGGTTAACCTGACGGAAGAACAGCACCGAACCCACTGAAGCTCGTGTGTCTGTCTCCTTATCCATGCCCTTAGACTTCTCCGAGGACATGATAGCCCGGTTCTGGGCACAGGCGTACATGTAGTCTGCGATACGGTTCTTCTGGTCGATCTCGTATCTGTCTGTTACGAAGCGGTTAAAGTAGGAATCGGCCTCTTCTAGAAAGGTCTTCTTTGCGTCTTCGTTTAGATTGAGTTTTGCCATATTAGTCTCCAACCACCATTGCTGGTGCGCCGTGCTTTTCTGTAAACAGAGACTCTCTAACTACTAGATCGTCGCTGGAACCGATTCTATACATGTGGTTGGGCTTGAATTCTGGCAGCCACACAAACTTACCTATGTGGCTCTTATCGAATAGCTTACAGTCGTCGGATACGTCCAAAATCTCGCACCAATGCTGGTAGTCAGCCCTTGCGTCGGTGATAACGATGCCACCAACACGATGGTAGGTTCGACCTTCGTGTTCTTCTTCAATCCCAGTTACGCACTTCCTGACCATGATCTTCTTTAGTATTGGCTTAATCATTTAGTACCCCGTAAAAGGATCAGTTACTCTAGTTATCTCATTATTGGTCACTAAGTCAACATCTGAATAGAGTTCCGATGGCATGTAGGAGAGCTTCTCCATGCACAGGAACATCAGTGCTGACATCAAATGGTCGTCTTTGGATCTAGGCTTCTCGGAAGTGGACTGATTGCCCTGTCTGTCTCTACGGATGGTCACTTCGTTGATGTACTGCTCCAATTCCCAGAGAGTCCATCTCAGATTAGAGAAGAAGTAGATTCTGGGTGCTCCAAACTCTCCTGTCTCATAGTGTTTCCGTGATGGATCGAGTCTAAGGTACTCTTTAACTGTGTTGACCATGATCGCCGGAGGATTTCCGTTAGCAGGCTTGGCGTTAATGCCATTGTTTCGGTAAATCTGCCCAATGGTGAACTGGGATTCGTCTGTCTTCTTTCCAAAAGATCTCGAATCGAGTACGGTTCGAAGAAATACCTCTGACTTCTGAAGCTCCTCATAAACCTCATAGAACTCCCCCTTCTGATCGTAAGGCCTATCCACCAAAGCCCTTATATTTCCCGACGCCTTGATGATTGCTGTAGTGTTTTCCGACACCACTCGGTCTTTCTCGTAATACTCTCGGTAAACAAAGACGTCTCCGGTGGGGTTGACCGCTGCCCACAGGCAAGCAGTTGGCTCCACTCGTCCGTGGTCAATTCCACGGTATTTAGTCCAATCGGATGGGACATCAAAAGGCTGAATAATGTGCTTTCCTCGGTCCCATTCGTCGAAAACTAGACCAGAGGACTCATGGAACTCGCCAAATATACGAGATCTGCCTTCTCTGAGCTTCTTGATGTTCCCTATTCGAGTCGGCTCATTTATCCACTCCTCTGTAGCATCCTTCTTTGCCTGCTCTGAATAGATCCAGTCTGGGATGTCCTTCAGATCCATGGTGTAGAACTTGGGTTTCAGTCCTGCTGTGGACTCACCATTGAACATCTTATGAATCCACGACCCCGCACCTGTGTCTGGACGGCCTGGAAGCCTATGAGGGGTCAATGTGAAGACGTGGCGACCATTCCTGCGTCGAATACGCATGTTGGCGCCGTTGAATTTGTCCTCTTCTCCCTGTTCGTCCCACCAATAGATGTCCATGGCTGAGGATTCGAACACTGTTTGGGCCTGAGAGCAGGCTAGGAACCATACTGGAGTACCACAAATCTCGATCTTGGGGCAGTTCTTCCAGTTGATTGATGAATTTCCATTGTCTCCGTACTCTCCAAGGAAGTCTTGTGGAGTCCAACGCTTAACTATCTGAGGCCAGATGGTTGTGATGTGGTTATTCCATTCGTAGGAGACAATTCCAACTCCACCGAGAGTCTTTGGACCTTTGTACTTACGGAATTCAACTCCGCTTGTAGTGAAAATAGGCCAGCCAGGATCACAAGGTACAATATCAAGGAGCGTATCAATCCATCCGCAGACCGATTTTCCAGTTCCATTGGGTGCAATCATCCCTTTTAGGTTATGATCTCGGTCGTTTAGGAACAATCTAACTGCCTCTGTCTGGGGAACAAAGTACTTCAGCGAGTTCTTCCTGACCATATCGTCGAGTTCGTGCATCAACTTCTGCTTGTTCTGGTCTTTCTCAAGCATTTCGGTTGGATAGCTGATGATCGTGGTGCCAGCGAAGACGGTAGACCTACCATCGGAAGGTGTGGTGATGAGCCCAATCTTCTCCATTAGCGACTCTTTGGTGTGATAATCGCTAAGGAGGAGGGATTGGGACCCATCCTCCGTGATAAACGTGTACTTAAGCTCTTGGATTGGCTTAGTCATTAGTGAAGTCGTACCGGGCGATCGGTTCGTAGATCGTGGCTGCCATTGCAGCGATTGCCATTCGAATATCAGGCTGTACCATGCACTCGCACAGGACTTCCATCTGTAGCATCAGTCCTACAAACATCGCCTTCTGGCGCTCAGTCCACCCGTCCCAGATCTCCTGATCCACATTGTATCGGTTGCTCACGATAGACATTTGGTTGCTCATTGTTTTCTTCTCGTTGTTTAAGTCTTGCTTCGATGTCCTTGCACATTTCCCAGAGTTCGTGGTCCATGAAATGAGATGGCTTAGACCACCTCGCTTGCAGATCGTCCAGATATGCCCGTCCGAAGTGATCTTCAACCCACTTGATGTACGGGAAGGCGTTGTATTCGTGCCTCCAGTTGCACTTAGAGCACTGGGAGAACATATTTCTTTCGTCCCACCGTACTGAATATGCCACCCGCGAAAAGATGTGGCCGCACTGGACGTTGTAGGTTGACCCGCAAAGGACGCACTTGTATCCATCTCGATGCCTTATGTATCTAGACCAAGCCGTATCTAGTCTCTTAACTAGAGTTCTGCGTGCTGGATATGGCTTGGGCTTCTTCATGTTCTGTCCTTCTTAGAGAAGGCGATGGTTGTGGTTTCGAGTCCACTGTCATTTGGAGGATTTCGCCAGATGTAACGCACGGTATAACCGTTGTCATACCAAGTCTGTAGGACTCCCTCAAGACACTGGTCAACAACGTATCGTTCGACCTTCCAAGTGATTCGTCCAGCATTGTGCAGTCCCTTTACT